TACCGGTGTATTTTATCAGCTCAGGCGGCAATGTGGATTTTATATCCTCTGGCATTAGCGCCCACGCATGTAAAGCGGCTTCAGGTGCAGCGAGGAATATAGTGGTGATAGTTGTACCAATAACACCTAACTGGATAGAGGTAAATTTGTGTGCTTTTTTCCAGTTGGGGATTAGCTTCATGGGTTGGCGCCTGATATTTTTGCTAAAACCTTGCCAGCAACCCAAAGCATTCCAATTATTGAGCCTAAGCCAACTGCGCAATTAATTAATATCACGATTATGCCCAGTGCTTGCGCCCTGCCTTTGCTCTGGTTGATTTCTTCTGTCGCATCCTTAAGGTCTTTTAAGAAATCTTTTTGATCATTAACAATTTGAGCTATCTGTGTTTGCGTCTGAGAATGTTTATCATTGATTTTTTCAATGACTTCTTTTTTTGTTTCCTTCAATACCTCACACATTTCATTAACATCAGAATTGAGAGCTTCACGCGCAATCTTGCATGCATTGCTTTCAATTTGTAGCTCGACAATATGCTTGTCGTGCTCATGATCTTGATCGCGAAGCTTATTAACCGCAGTCCATACTTTGTCAAACTCGTTGCGTGACTCGCTGCTCATTCCTGTCATTGATAGCTCCAGTTAGCTAATTTCATAACATTACACTCCACCCTGCTTCCATATTTTATACCCAATTAGCGCAGTCGATCCAGATCGGTTATATGCCTCCAGCTTCATTGAGCTAACAGAAATTGCGGGAGGAACAGAAATCACACAAACATCATTTGCTGCGCTATCCTGACCTCTAGATCTAGTTAAGTCATGCAAAACCACAACCCCATCAATTGTTAGCCTAAAGCCAAGATCACGACTATAAATAGTTCCTCCGTGCAGCCTAACAGAGCCAGTTAAATCAAATATTGTGTGATATGTAAGCGTTGTAACTGATACCGCGTCACCCTGTACCTGCTGTATAGTTGCAGTAGATGTTAGCGCAGGAATAGTGGCCTGCGGGTATCCGGTATTAAAAATTATACCCTTATCAGAGCAGTGATTGAATGATGTGATAGTTGTATCAGTTGCCGCCAGAGCAACCGCATTAGCAGTACAGCCAGTAGCAGAAATTATCGAGCCATCATCAAGAACAACTCTTGCTGTTGATGGCGCTGAGCCATCAAAAGTACTATCACTAATTAAGAGCTGGCTCCCCAGTGTTGCCCATACTCCGAGACTGGTGCAGTCATTAAAGCTGGCTGCTTGTGCAATGCACTTAGAGCGCCGAATATACAATCCCTCGGCACATCCAGAACAGTCGACCAAATTAGCGTAAACATCTGATCCTCGGCTAATATCGAGGCCTGTGGCGGAATTTGCCACACTAGCCTCAGCAATATTCCCCTTAGAATTCTGCGTTATTGCGATACCAATGTAATTTGACCCGCTGAAATCTGCACGATAGGCATCAATCCCGCTAGATCCGGCAACTCGGCAATTTACACCGTTCGTAGCCCCGTCACTCGAATTTATAACGCCCTTATAACTAGCGACATAACCATGAGAATCGTAGTTTAGTACGTAGGATTGGATCAAATCTACACCGCCAGCATCTACTAAAATATTCCACTTTGGCATTTTTGCTCTTACTGCCAAGAAAGCAATTTGCGCAGAGCGCGGCACCCCGGGATCAACATCGGTGTTTGATACAGTTGTAAATGCCGGGTCTAGGAAAACAGTAGCATCGGTAGAGCCGATGGTAAACCCTGAATAATCACCATTATTTACCCTGAATCCAGCAGTCAATGCATGTCCGGTTTGAATATTGATTGTTACAGTATGTGCCGTGTCAAAAATAACTCGCGGACTCAAGTCATCTAGTGCGGCCTGAATGGTTGCATAATCATCTGGGATAGAAACAGTTGCATCCCCGGTTATTCTGGCATTTAGAATCTTGCATATTACCCCGTTATCAGTGGCAATATATAACTGTCCGTCATCCACAAATGATCCAGCAACAGCCTCAAAAATGCCGACCCCCTTGATATTGAAAGTCTGCCCAACAGCAACTCCCGTTAATGCGCGCAGGGCTGCGATTGTTGCTACCGTTTGTACGCGGTCAATAACTGGCGAGAATACATCGAAATTAAATGACTCAGCGCTGGTACACTCAGCCAAATATCTACCCTCTTCAATCCAAAAACTTAACTCTCCGCTTGTTGTTGCAGTTGCTGGATTATCGATTGGCGTTGCGCCGGTATCGTCTGTAAAAATATTAGCCAGCCCGCCGCCAAGTGTTTTTATGGTTATTTCAGCCAAGGGAATGATATTTTTGTTTGTGCTGTCATCATCGCGACGAATAGCAACTATTTTTTTGGGGCAAAGAGCCATAAAAATCACCAATAAATTTAATTAAAATTAAGATACCACAATAAAAATATCATCGTCAGTTAATATGATTTCCATAAAGCACCTAGTTGATTTGCGCGCCACAAATATCGGTTGCGCCAATGAATGTTATGTAACTTACACCATCAATAGCAACGCCTGCCGCACCGCCAGAATAAGCCTGAATAAGCCCGACATATGCCGACCCTGACGACCCAGCCAGACCAAACCCACCCCCGATTCCGCCGCTGCCGCCGTATGCGCTTGTTGGCCCAGACGAAACGCCAGAAATGTATCCAGATCCTCCAGATCCGCTCAGGGTTGTAACTCCGTAGCCAGCACTAAAAACAACACCACCACCACCACCACCGCCACCACCAATCTTAGCATCATGTATATTTACAGGATAACGAGTATAGAATGATGGCCCACCATTTAGTCCGGTTTGTGCAACTCTGCCATTACCGCCAGCACCGCCTATCTGTATGCCAGCTCCATTGCAATAAATATTTATCTCGACACCAGAAACCCAATCACCAACAACAAATGAAAATTGATCAGTGCTTACAGATCCAACAAAAGCGTCGTTTTCAATGTACACATTAACAACATCACCAGACTCTGCTAGAGTATAAATAAGATCATGAACCGATCTAAGATTTATATTGTAGCTTTCCTGATCAATAAATATGTTTCTGTCAGTAGCTGCCTGTTGCATATATTTTAGTTCCTGCAACATAACATTATAGCCGGTATCATCTTTTTCCAGCGACACAACCTGACCGGTAACAGAGTCTTGAAGCCCCTCATCATTCTGAAAAATACGGCTTGATACAGTCATTGCGGAAGCAATTTGTGGCGCAATCTGCGGCGGAAGCCTGAATGATACCTGCCTTGGTGCGTTTGTATATCTAGCTAAAATTGCGTCATTAATAAACTCAGCGGCAGGCCTGTTAAAAACGGTTATCCACCTTGAGTATATTTTGCGGATTGCCAGCGGCAAATTCTCAAGCAGGTAACGCTCATCCGTTGCGGCAGATGCTAAAGCGGCGCGATAATTTTGAACCTCATCTATTTTAAGCAGCGGATTTATTTGCCCATAGCTTGTAATAATGAATGAAACTCTCGCGGAATCCTGCTGTTTTGATGATATTGTTCCCTCAAGTATATAATTATCATCAACACTTAAAACCGGAGTTAATTGCCGCAATGCCTTAACGAATATTTTTTTATTAATAACATCGGTTCCAATACACAAACCAACCTGATTAATTAGCTCATTTATCAGAATCTTAACGCCGACAGGCTTCATTATATCAGCCGAATAAAGTCGGCCGATATGTGTTGTGGTTTCTGATAACCATGCAGACAAATCAAAATAAATTGGATCGGTATCGGTAAATTCGCTTAGCAAGCGATAAATAATATCAGCCGGATCGGCGCCCGTAAAAACCTCGGACGACTGGAATGTTTCTCCGCCGTCATGATCACTTGCCTGACTACCCTTTAAGCCTCTCCCGGTCAATGTCACAGTATCGCCAGTGCGCGTGAATGTCACATTCTCATCGCCAATAGATGCCAGACCGCTTGCTGCATATTCATCATCTCCTATGCCGCTGGGTGTTAGTGTAAAAACCTCACTAACTGCATCGGTAATTCCAGAAACTAACTGACCAGTGCTTGGTCGTGGACACACAGCTCTATCGTCATCAAGAAACTTCAGTGCATCTTTTGCTGTTATGCCAAATTGGCCGCTATTACCCGGGCCATTTGTTGAGTCGATAACATAATAGCTGCGCTCCATATCCTCAATTGCCTGCCCAACAAAGCCGCGAACAATGCGAAATTCATACCCCTGCAGGTTAGGCCAGCGCGCAGAAAATTTACCCCAGTGAGTGCCGCTTTCGTAAGTATTAAATCCTCGATCATTTACGTACTTATCATAACCAACATCGTTATGCAGGTGGTCGCCGTAAGTTGCGCTAACGCTTTCACGCTCGCCCATGCTTTCGCCCGGCTTCAATACCTGTGCGCGCACATCAACACTTTGCATATTAGGGATAAATTCATACTGGCTTGCGTCGAGGTCTTCAGTGGGAATTGCGAACCTAAGAACCTGCTCTGCTGCCGAATAATCCTCTGGCACTTGGCAGGTTCTTGGTGAGTTGTAGCATTTTTTTGTTCCTGTGACACCAAGCGCAGCACCACATGGCGCAGTTCCGTAAGTAAGCTCACAGGGCCTTATTACAATCTCGGTAAATGTTAGCGGCTTTGCATCGCTCATCAGACAACCGCCTCCATCGCAAAACTGAAGCTCATCATCCCATTGCTACGCTGATTTTCAGGATGGATCGTGTCATCAGTCCAACCATAAACAACCTCAAGAGGGTAATCAATTGGCCTCCACGCAAAAAAGAATGCCCCCAGAGCAGACTCGCCAATTCGCGCATATGTGATGTGATTAATAAATGGCACGATTTTTTCTCGAATAAAATCGGGCGTAATGTTTTCTTGGCTAACCGTTGTTTTGTGGAATCTCTGCGTTATAACATCACCTAAATATTGTCCATTCTGGCTATTAAGTGTAATGCGTTTAACGTAAGGCGTTAGAGTTGCAGGCTTGTGCCCAACGTAAATTTTTCTTTGCAGGACAAGGGCAATGCCTAATTTTATATGGGCAATTACCGGTGGCGTGGATATAGGCACAAGCCTTAATCGCCAAAAAGCATTGGTTGATGGCTCAAAATAATGGACTATCGCCGCATCATTTGCAGGCAATCTAATCGCTGTAACATCAACCCATGTAGAGTTATCAACCGATTTTTGTATTTGATATGTAACCCGTCCGGTGCCGAAATTATGCTTAGCTATGCCAACATAATCACAAGATACCGCCCCACTGTTTGACATATAAACAAACTGCTCATCTGTACTATCAGACTCCCAAACGCTTGATGTGTCAGGGTTCCACAGGTTTAGTGCAGGCCTGTTTGGCAGCTCACTATCAGCTGAAAAATCACCAAACCCAAGGACGGAATGCCACCCAATAATTGGATGGTTTTCTGTATCCTGATAATATAAATTGCTTACAAAAATAGGCATTATGCAAACACCACTTTACCGCCGCCATCGCCTCGGAAATTATCTATGGCCTCAACAAGACCGCGAATTGAGCTACCTGTAAATAATGAGTTAGGGTTAACATTTTCTACGCGCATCACGCGAGTTTCTTGTTGTCCGCTAGTCGAGCCACCAACTCCAACAGGGTTTGGCGCTGTTGCAGGGGTTCCATTGCCGGATGCAGCAGCGCCACCAGCGCCACCAAATGACTGACTACGTATCGCAGAAACTTGAGCGTAGCCAGTTGCAGCAGCCCAAGCAACTGCTGGAATACCGGCAGGCCAACCCATAGCAACGCCTTTGGCAATGCCTTGGAATGTTGATATCAGAGCATCAGCCAATGCCCATGCCTTTGAAATTTCAAAAGCCTTTTTAGACTGTACAGCCATTGTGCCAAGTATTGATTTAAATGCGCCAGCCGTAGAAGCGGCAGCATTGCCCCACTTGCTTGAAATTAAATTTTGTATGCCTTCATAAGCATTACGATTCAAGTCCTGCATTTTTTGCAGGTGCTCTGCCTCTGCCTGCTCCGTAATGCTTCGCCATTGCGCTTCAGTTTCAAATTTCGATGCATCGTACTCTTCGCCGATTATAGCCATCATTTCGCGATGCTGGCGAAGCAACTCTTCCTCTGTTATGTAGCGATTTTTAATAGCCTCAAGCTCGGCATCGATTTTTTTCTGCTCTTCTTCGCTTGATTTTATTTCTGCCTCATTTTCAAGGCTTCCGCTATTGCCCATTATTTCATTTCTAGCAGCCACAACTTCTTTTGCAGCAGCCGATGATTTTGCGGCAACATCAGCTAAGTATCTATCAATTTTGTCGCTTGGCATTTCTTGCATTGCTAACTCATGCATCTCATTTCTGGTAGCTGATAAAATTGTTCTTGATTCATCGCCAAGCCTATGAATTCCATCCATGAATGCAGAGTCGCTAACATAATCAGCAAAATCAAGACTTGTCCCCCACTGATCGTTAATGTTTGCTATTACTTTATTTCCAATGTAAAGAATTCCATCAAACATTTGTGTGGCTGCATGCAAAATACCCTCAAATGCAGTCAATGCGGCAGCATTAAATCCAGCCATCACCACCTCAAGACCCTTAAAAGATACTTGAACACCTCTGGTAACATCACCAACAATTCCCAAACCTCTAACTACTGACTCTATGGCTATTTCGGTTTGTGTTTTAAACCCATTACTTTCTAGTGCAGCAGAGCGAAACCCTTCTGAAAGTACAGTTATATATGGTGCAACAGTGACAGTTAGCCTATCCTGAATTCCGGTCATGACATCGCCAAAAATACCAAGCGCATCATTTGCAGCTTCGACTTGCGCGGCGTCAACCATTGATAGATTAAGCCCAAGGTTTTTCACCTCATCAGATTGGGCGCGAATAGCATCCCCACCTTGGCGCATAAGATTAGCTAGGTTTTCATTCTTTATGCCAAGGTCGCGCATTAATGCGGCTGTTCCGCTAGAGTTTAACCCTAGCTCTTTTGTGCGGTCGGCAATTAATGCCATTTTTTGATCAATGTCTAAGCCGGATAATTCTGTGGCATTAATTCCTAAGGTTTTAAGGGCTTGAGCTGCACCGCCAATGCCTGTTTGAGCTTGTCCTAACTTTGCGTTAAGCAGTGTTACAGCGCCTGCTAGCTCTTCCTCAGAGACGCCAGCATCGCCAGCGGCCATTTCAAGCGCCCGAAGTCCGCCAATGGTTCCATCTAGTGATTTTGCTAATTTTGCCTGTGCATCAATGGTTTTCATGCCATTAATAACAAGTCCGCTAACTATTGCAGCACCGGCAGCAGCAGCACCGGCAGCAACCTTAGCAAGATCATTTGTAAAACCTCTAAGGCTTGATCCTGCCCTTGATGAAAATGCAGAAACTGAAGCCGCACCATCTTTCATTGATTGGTTCAATTGAGTTATATCGCCACCAACTCGGACAGCTACATCACCAACCACTTCAGCCATAAATTACCCCAGCATTTCGTATAGTTCTTGCCACTTTTCGTCAGCAGTTAGTTTAGCATCAGCAGGAATTTTTGACTCATAAAAAAGCCACCACTCATTAGGGTGCATGCGCCAAAATTCACTAGGCGCAAGCCCCCAAACACCACACGCAACCTGATAGCACTCGCGCACTATCGTTTGACGGCGGCCTTTTTCCGTGCCGGTGCTTTCTTTGCTGGCTTGCCTTCTGCTTTCTTTGCTTCTTGAACTTTTGAGGGTGGAATCATTAACGCAAGCAAGCCCATCACTGCGCCACTCGTTGAAGCTAATTTTTCAGCTCCGAAAAGTGACTCATAAACCTGCTCTTGCGTAACTTTTGCGCCTGCATAACGTAAAGCAGCAGAGAAGGCCCTTGAGAGTTTTGCGCGCTTGATGCCATCGCGTGTCATTTCTTCGATAGTGATAATATCCTCTATTACCTCTATCAAGCCCATGACTTTATCTGAGGGCACAATATACTCTTCACCAGCCCAGCGAAGGCCTACTTCCTCAAACAAACTCATTATGCAGCCTCTGGCGAGTAAGTCCACGCGCCACTAGATTCAAGCGTTGCACTAAATGTGATCGCGTCATTGTATGGCGCGCCTTCTTCATATGAAGAAATGCGGAAGTTGCCTGACAATGTTGCTTCTGTGGTATTTGGTGAGGTAATAATTGGCCACTCGATTTCAATGTCTGTCAGCATTTTACTAGCAGAGCCTAAAACCAAGTCACGAAATACGTTGGCTTTCATGATGCCTTCAACGCTAATGTCTAGCTGCTCTTGACCGCTTGCAGCCAACAAAAGGCGCTTTCCATCATCTTCCCCAGAGGTAATATCAATAGATTCACCAGACCAAGATAATGTTGCCGTACGCAATCCGGCAATAACAACGTTATTTTTTGTAACAACTAATTGACGACCTACTGCTGCTGCCATGATAACCTCCGGCGTTTAAGCCTTGCCTATAAAAATTCTAAAAGTTGAAACGCCGTGGCGGGTTAAGCCATCAGCATCCATAAAACTCTGTGATGCCTCAAAATCAACCGCCACAACATCATAGCCAGCGGATGAAAATTCTTGCCTGTGCAAAGCGTCGTAAATTAATCCTTGAATTTGCTTTGTCTCTTTCCTTCCTCTTGCTCTTGACCATGTGTGAACGGTTATCGACGCGTTCGCACCAACATTATCAAAGGTGTCCCACTCATTTATTGAGTCCTCACCTATTGTTACATAGGGGAAAATTTCAACTTGTGGAACCGCATCATAAACACCGGAAACAATAGCATTCAGAGGCGCATTGCCATCTAGTGCATTAAAAATAACTGTTTGCGCTACTGTTTCAAAACTCATTTTTTAGCCCGCTTTTTTGCTTCACGCTTTAATGCTGCTTCTAGTTTTTTTCCAAACTCAGTGGTTAGCGTTTGCTTAAAGTTAGCCCTAGCTTTATCAGCAGCAGGCCTGATAAATGGATGCTCTGCCCTGCCTGTATTTCCTCTGGTGCCGTACTCTACAAATCGCCAGTAAAATGCATCATATTTGGCATTCCTACCGTGCTCAATATAGACCTCACTAACCGGCGCATCAGGCGGTGACTTCTTACGTTTTGCCTTTATTGCTTTGCGAAGATTTCCGCTATCAATGGGCGCATTAATTTTTGAATCTTTCGCAATATTTGACGCAACTCCGTGAATCGTTGCGCGCATTAAGTTTCTTGCATGGCGTGGCGCTATTTGAGATAAGATTTTATTAACATCTTCAACCCCAGTAATAACAACACTCATTGCGCAACACCTCGCTCTGCCATCATCACAGTGTAAAGCTCACGCGATCCGGCTTTTTCTATTGCGCGAATATTGTACTCATCGCCACCCCAAACTATTCGATCATCTTCTCGCACATCATCGCGGTAACGCACAACAAATGTATTTGTCATTGTTGCGTTTAATTTGTCGAATCGCTCCGACTCATTGCCAGACATTGGCCTAACTTTTGCCCATATATCAGCAGCTAAATTCACTAGCGTTACAGTCTCACCGCCCATGCCATCGCTTGCCAATTGCTCGCGCTTGATAGTAATTAGTTGATCTAGCTCACCGGGCCGCCAATTCATTACGCAACCCATCCAACACGGGAAATGCCAAGTAAATTATTTACACCCATTGGCACCTCTTTAACTTCAACACCAATAGTGGCCGCTGTTCGGCATTCATACCAGTGCGCCACAAGCAAGCGAATAGCTCGTTTTATATTTGGTGCAACAAGAGCGGCTGCGGTGCCTGCCTTGAACTGAATTGTGATAGCGTCGCGCCTGTCATAAACACTCGGCCAATCAATGTTTGTTTTAGGCTCGATGTAAGCCATGTCTTCAAACTGATAAAAATAAAAATCATCCAAATCTAGCGTTTGCTCTGCATTTTCTAAATCGTAATACCTTAGCGAAATCAGCTCAGCTATTGGTAATAACGGGAAATAAACGCGCCCATAGCCATCAGGAAGCGCAATAGAATAATCCCATACTTGCTCGACTAGCTTCTTGCCAACAACCTCTTGGCAATACTCAGTTGCAGCCGCAATGTAATCTTCAATTAAATCATCCTCAGCGCTGTGCTGTATGCGTAAATCAGCCTTTACCTCAGCAGTGGTAACAGGATAATCAGCGGCAGCAGTAACGAGAGTTAATAAATTCATTTAGCAGTAGCCTTTTCGCTAATATTTTTTGCGCTTGCGGTTTCTTTCTTTGAAACTGGAACACACTGACCGGCCTCGATCATGCGCAAGCCTTCAGCATCTTCAACTTCGATCTCATCACCAGCATTTTGAGAAAAGCTAGGACTAACACGCGAAACAAGCAGCTTAACTTTCATAAATCCCCCAAAAATCGCCCGGCTTTTACACCGGGCAATCTATTACGCCATTACCATGTGTTTAACAGCGGCAGTGTTCAACAATTCGCCGTCGAAGCGCTTGAAGCCAACCATACCAATTTGGAAGTATTCCGCATAACGCTCGCGCAAAGTAAGAACTTGGAAGCCGCCTACTTTACGAACGATATAGCGAGACATATCACCAAAAATGATAGGCTTGGTGCCAGTCGCAGCGGTTGCCATAGCTTGGTTAATACTGTAAGGCTTGCCCCAAATAGTGTCAGGCTCAGCGGTACGAACATCGCCCATTTGCCACAAGTAGTTGCCGTCGCCATCTTTTAACTTGCGAATTGCAAGCAAAGTGGTGTCGTTAAACATCCAGCGAGATTTAGGTGATGCGCGATAAGCTGGGTCTACAGAGTGGAACAAGTCCAAAATTTCATCAGCAGTAATTGCAGTAGCACTTGCAGCAGTTTTACCGGCAGCCGATGCAGTAACAATACCATTTGGCTGGCTTGAACCGGTGCCGGTAGTCAAAACGCTGTTAGCCAAACGACCAAGACGCTCGCCAAACAAATCAGCCATCAATGCCTCGATGTTGAAAATTGAATCTTGCAGCAATTCCATAGGAACACGAACCATGCCGGTGTCATATACGTAAGAATCAAGCAACTTCTGACCAAAAACAACGTCGTCGTTGCCGTCATCATCAACAGCGTCGTTTTGCGCCTTAATACGGCCAGTTTTTGCAGTATCGTCAACAGTTGGGAATTCCAAACGATTGCCGCTAGTAGTTGTAAGCTCGCGAACGATGCTCGCATCCCACATCGGACCCCACAATGCCATTGCTTTGTCGATTTCATTCATCAACGTTACTGGCACAGTATAGCCACCGCTTGAGCCTGTAGTAGAAGTCTGCGCACGCTCTTCTGGTGACAGGTCTACACGACCAGCCATTAAAATTGAGCGCTCTTCAGTATCCAATGATGATGCGCCGTTGCGAAGCTGCTTATAAAACACCTCTTTATATTCAGGGGCATTTTGGCGAGCCTCACCTTCGGCAATTTTATCGCCAAGGCTAGGTCGTTTTGATTCAAGTGCGCGAGCTTCAGCTTCTGCAACTTTTTGTTCACGCTCAACACGCTTACCAATGGCATCGTGGTCGGCCATAATGCGATCAAAACGCGCTTCAATTTCTACGGCGCGTGATTTATCGGTTTCTGGCGTAATGGAATCAAGCTCTTTTCGGGCTTCGGTAGCTAATACAGCCATCTGTTCCCGCAGTTTAATCAAGTCACTCATGGGATTAATCTCCGTTTTTGCCTTGCCCAATGGCGAAAAATGGGCGACTAAGTGCGGGAACCGCTTACTTAGTACCAGCGATTGCTAGTTTCATGCGCATTCTGGCGGCTATTGGCGCGCCTGATTGCTTATTCTGTGAACTGCGATGCTCATTTAAGCTTCGCAATCCAATTTCTGTATCACCGTATGCTGGGAATGTCACGATAGAAACATCAGCTAGCGATGCTTTTCTGATTGTGCGCAATGGGATATCACCAGACTCATCCCATTCCTGAACCTCTGGATAAAATGCGAAACTCATCTTATCAAGATCGCCGCGCTTCATTTTTGGAACAATTCGCTGCACTTCAGGGTCTGTCGGATCAAGCTCAGTTTCCATAAATAACCCGCGCTCATCCTCTTTGATTTTAAGAGTTCCAGAGCGCGTGCGAGCCATTGGAAGGCCTTCGTGATTTATCAGGAAAACTACATCGTCACGATTTACCGCCTCAGAGAAAGCGCCGGGCGCTATTTTTTCTCTGAAATATCCACCGATCACCGTTTCTGAGTTAAACACGGCGGCATAGCCTGAGACTTTAATAGTGCCCGACTCTTCGCGTATCTCTACCGGCGATCCGGCGCGCAACTCTTTGTTCATTTTCCAATCCTCTTTGTTACATTATAACATTGCGCAAAGATATAACATAACGCCAAATAATTAAACTGAAGCCGGTGGCTGCGTAAATGTTGTCTGAGTTCCCAGTGGCACTGTTGCCCCCTGAATCAATAAACTGTCTGATTTTTCAACAAACGGCAGATTTTCTTTATCTCTAATTTCAGCAGGTTGCATGATTGCATTTTGAACAGCGGTTGCATATCCAGCCATGCGCGTTGCAAAGTCTCCGCGAAGCAATCCGTCTAAATTAAATTCAACGTATTGATCTTGATTGTCTCTGCCAAACAATTTTAAATTTAGCTCTTGCTCTGCTTGGACAACCCAACGGCGGATAGTGTGCTTAACTAAATGCAAGTCTTGCTGCTCTGTATTTCCAATTGTTCCATGCGTTAAATCTTGCAAGAATA